GGATAGGTCAATAGCTGAAATGAAGAAAAGATTAAGAAATGTATTGCCACGTAAACAAGCATAGATGCACGTTGAGGTTCGACCAGCGAAATCACGTTATGACGTCCCGCCAGTAATACGGCTGGCGGGTTATCAAGAAAGGCACTCCAAGCAGTCTCTATACATTTAGGGGCTGCTTTTTATATAAATAACAAACCTTTTGTCAATTGTTCGTTATCTGCGATGTAAAAAAATGGCAAGTCTGTTTCTCTGAACTAATTTTGTGAAAAACAGAGAAATGGGTATGTTATTTAGAAAATTATCAATGTGTTTGCATAAACTGTGTGAAGATGCACGGGGCTTTGATAATAGACTTTTAAGAATAGTAACATAGAATACACAAGCCTTTGAGCTAACGTACCCATACGTTGTGCTCAAGGCTTTTTTATTGATATAACATTATGCCGTTAATAAAGAAGAAAATATCAGAGTTTCCTCTTGCCGATAGCCTAAAGGGATTATATACCATTGGTTACAAAATCATAGATGGTATCAAGACCAGTGTAAAGGTTAGCTTGGAAGATATTCAGACCGCTTATCAGGATGTCGTTAATGCAATTAAAAAATCCGAGGAAGCGACCAGTAACGCAAATAATGCTGCTGTAACCGCCGAAGAAAAAGCCACAGCCGCTAATGTAGCCGCCCAGGAAGCCGAAAAGATTGCCAACAATCCGACATACATCGGCAAAGACCACTATGTCTATGTGTACAACAAGGATACGGGAAGCTTCGACAAGACGGATATTTATTGCAAAGGTGAACCGGGAAGTTCTTTCCGTGTAGCCGGCGAATACGCCACCCTTGAAGCCTTGAAATCCGCTGTTCCCGATGGTTCGGCAGTTGACGGGTTCATGGCTGTAGGCACGGAAGCCCCTTATGATTACTACGCATGGGTGAACGGTGAATGGGTAAGTCAGGGGAAGATAGCGGGAGGAAATGTTATTGTTCTGCCGAGAGAAATACTTGACTTGACAGGTAGTTCCTCCTCGGAAGAGATATTTGCTACATTTGGCGGTATAGATAAATACAAGGATTTGCTTGAAAAATTGAGCGCAAATAATTACTTGGTGCAGATTGGAGAACCGTCATTAGGCTCACTAAGACATATCTATACTCTTGTAGAATATTCTGTCAAATTCGCTTCAAACAAACAATCGGGAGCGTTATCTTTAAATATCTACAACGAAGACCGGCAGTTAAGAAGATTACATTTCTATTTGGAGGATAACGGCACTACAGCCCGTTGTGGGGAGGCAAGTACTTTCCAACTCGTCAAAGACTCCGACGTCCTCACCAAGACCAACACTTCATCATTCACCCCTACGGGCGATTACCAGCCTGCAACGAAGAAGTATGTGGATGATAAACACATTATGCTTACGATTACAGATGAAGCTCATATACAGTTGATTTCAAATCAAGAAGTTAAAGCAGGAGAAGCCGAATCAAAAATAAATCTTGTATTTGGAAGCATTGATAATTTTAAAAATATTATACAGAGATTATTAAGTGATAATATTTTATTCCTAAAAATTACAGAAAAAGAAATCTTTAAAGTAAGTACGAGTCACACATATTGCAATCCCGATAATGGAGCTTATGAACTTTCGTTTATTTATACTTATACTTCTATTGCCGATGCAAATAATATTAGCTTAGTTACAAAAAGAATTTTTATTGCATTGAATTCAAATGCTACAAATTTTTTCGTAGTAAAAGATATACTCGTTTCCGACAACCTCACCACCCTCACCAAGAAAACCGCTGCCGAGTACGAGGCTATTGGCTCTAAGGATGACAATACAGCATATTGTGTAACCGATTAAAGGATAATGATTATGTTAAAAATAGGAGAATTGACCTCAGGGCTATTTGCTGGAGATAAGCTGATTGCGGGCAAAGAATTTGATATTAAACAACTTGTTGATAACATTACTATTGCTAATGATTTTGTAGATATTTCTGATGGTTCGAGTGTAAGAAGAATTTTAATTGTTAATCTTAGTGATAGTTCCGAGACAGTTTTGTATCGTGGTGAAGTACAAACTAAAATACCTGCACAACATATTGAATGGTATTCTTATGATATAAACAACCAAAGTTTTGCTTACTATAACGAAGGTAATACAGATTTAAGGTGTTTACTTCAATATGTAGAAAACGAGCCAATTGTTGTTACCTCTTATGTTGATACGATATGTAGTAATGGAGATAGCATGTTTGATGTTTATGATAGTACAGTCCCAATAACTGCTAATGTAGTTTGCATTGTAATGAATGCGTGAAACAATAATATTAATAAAATAACAAAGTGTTGACTTTTTTGATTATGAGAGTAAAAGTATTTTACGAAAACTGGTTTGCCAAACTTATCCTCTTTGGCAGCTACACAACTATAATGCTCTTCGGCTTCATCCTTACGAAGCTGAAGGAGTTGTCCGAAACAACTATCCGCCATGAACGGACACATCAGAAACAGTTCTTCGAGTGTATGGAGATAGCGGCTATCCCGTCCGTATTGCTGGCATTCCATGTCAGTGCGTGGTGGTTGTTACTTATCCCGCTATTCTACTACATTCTTTATTTGGCAGAATGGTTTGTGAGCTTCGTGTACCACCTGTTTACAGACAACAAGATTGGGGACGGTAAGGTCAATAAAAACGCTTACCGTGCGAGCGCATTTGAAATGGAAGCCAAACTCAACCAGGATAATCCGAACTATCTGAAAGAACGTAAATGGGGTGCGTGGTTCCGCTATTACGGTAAGATATGAAAATCCCGTCCTACTCTCACGAGCAAAACGGAATGACAGTAGTTCGCTTATTTGATAAGAGACACAAAGATAGGAATAATTGACAAATAACGATAAGATGAAGAATAACATTATTACCCAAAGCATACCGGGTGGTTTCTCGGTAATAGCAAGCAGTTTTATTGCACAGTCATTGGAACACATGATACCGTGGCTGATAGTAACGTTTTCAGTCGTTGTATGCGATTTGATGTTCGGGATAAGGAAATGCTTACTATTGGGTGAAGAATTTCGGTTTTCAAGTGCCGTGCGCCGTACTATGGGTAAAATGGTGACATACTTTGCCTTTGTCTGTATGGTAGTGATGATAAACATCGCTTCCGGAAGCAAGTGGAATATTGATGTGTACTCATGCTTGTTTGTCTGCTTCATAGAGTTCTGCTCTATCATAAGCAATATCTTAAAGCCAAAGGGATATAATTTCAACTTACTGAAAGCGTTGGGATTGTTCGGAAAGAAAGTGCTCGATGTCGAAAAAGAAGATATGAATGAAATAATAACTAAAGATAAGGAGTAACAAAATGAAAAAGAAATTGATTATCGCAGCGATTGTTATCGCTATCATCGTGGGAGTTATGCTGTACATGCACTACACACCGTTTTGGGTGAATCTAACTACTGTCGTATCATTCGGTGTCGGTGTTGTTGCCGGATGGGTGGCTCGTTTAGTTTATGACAAATATTTCAAGGAGGACGCGCAGAATGAAAGTATTGATTGACAACGGACACGGAAGCAATACTCCAGGCAAGTGTTCACCGGACGGAAGATTGAAAGAGTATGCGTATGCCCGTGAGATTGCCATACGTTTGGAAGCCGAATTGCGCAAACAAGGCGTTGATGCCGAACGTATCGTCAAAGAGGAAATAGACGTTCCTCTATCGGAGCGTTGCCGTAGGGCGAACGAATACAAGGCAAGTGACACAATCTTTGTATCTATCCACTGTAATGCAGCGGGAAGCGGCTCTGAATGGATGCGGGCGCGCGGTTGGGAAGCATGGACTTCGGCAGGTCAGACGAAAGCCGATAAATTAGCTGATAGCTTATATGCGGCTGCCGAACGACTTTTGCCGGACATGAAGATACGCAAGGATATGTCAGACGGTGATGCTGATAAGGAAAGCGGGTTTTATATCCTGAAGCACACGAAATGTCCGGCAGTCCTTACAGAGAACCTATTCCAAGACAATAAGGAAGATGTTGATTTCCTATTATCGGAAGAGGGCAAACGGGCAATAGTGGACTTGCATGTGCAGGGAATTGTGAACTATTTGAATAACTCTAAAAAGTAAACATCATGGCAGCAGAAGTTTTATCATTTCAACAAGAAGAAGGCAAAACAGCGTATTACGCAACGTTTGTCAGTGACGGTAATCCCGTTACCATACAGATAAAGAACAAGGGCGGAATGGTGACTGTATTTGCCAATATCGAGGGCATGAATCCTATCCCGCTTTCCCCAAATGCCAATCAAGCCTTAGGTCCTTCCAATGTGATATTTCGTCTTATTGGCATAGCGGCAGGTATGGAAATTACAATAAGAAGTGCTACGAAAGTGTCAGAAGCCAAAATGATTAAAGAGGGATAGCCTTATGAAACCAATCACTATCCCTCACATCAGCATTCCTATAATCGGCATTCCCGTAATCAGCATACTTACCATAGGGTTTCCCGGTGCTGGCGGAAATAAGCCGCATCCATTTCCTGACGAAGGGTATTTATTATTAGCCAATGACGCTCCATTGTTGTTGACTAATGAAGAGCCGATATTGCTTACAAGTAAAAATAAATAGTAGTATGGAAGAGAAAATAGAAAAAGGACAACAAATTGGACAACTCCCCAAAAGAGACGTTTTGACGGGTAATGAGCAGTTTCCCTTTCAAGAAGACAGAGAAAACGGTTCTATCACCCCTAACGCCCTAAAGAGTTTCATTAGTTCCGGAAAAGGTGGATATATGAGCTATATAACCGAGTATAATGTTTCCATTCATCATCCTTCATCTGGAATTGATAGTGGCAATAAATATACATTAGAAGGTGCTATTGTTCAAGTCCCGGAAGATATAAGAACAGCCGGGCTAAAGGTGTCATTCTTGAACAATAGCGGACTTGTGGAGACATGGGAATTTGCAGGTGGAGTATTTGAAAATATCGAGAACTGGAAATCAAATGAAGATAAATTGACTGACATTAGAGATGAAGCAATCAGTAAAATAAAGGAAGTTGAAAGCGATGCTATTTCAAATTTCAGTTCCCAGCGTGTTACCCCTGATATGCTGTCCGAATCAACCAAGCAGTTTATTAATGCAAGTGGTGGCGGTACAATAAACAATCTTGCGGACGACGAAGACCTTGTGTCTGTAGACAAAGGGGAAAATTTAAGTGTTTTAAAATTTGCTGACCGTGCCTATAATCTTGAAACGCATATAGGAATGGGATATAAAATTCTGCGCAGGAATATTATAGACGGTAAAAATATACTTACCCAAGAAATGTTTAACCGTACTAATACAGTTTATGTTATACAGTATGATTTTAATTTAGATGGTAAAACCATAAATCTTCCCAGAAGGACCAAACTGCTGTTTAATGGCGGTAGTTTGAGCAATGGAAAAATTAACTCAAAAGCTCACATTGAGAATTTCAGTGTTGATGGAAATTTTACGTTTAAAGATGTGCAGTTCGGAGCCTACAGTGCTGTGATGGATTTATCCAGTTGTATTCTTCCCACAATAGAAAAAGATGGAAATTATGGTTATGATTTGTCGTTTGTATTGAATACGATAAATAAATGGAAAGCAGATAATCATTATAACCTTAATCTTAAGATTGTTTTCCCATGGTCAACACTTTATTTTATAAAGGAGACCATCTATGTTGATAAAAATGTTTCAATAGATTTTAACGGTTCGATACTTGTTCCGATAAATAGCCTTGATTTTTGTTTTTCTGTTTCTTCCCAAAACCGGATGTACGATGATACCAATACAGGTAAAGTTCAAGGCTCTTATATAAAGAATTTTGTTATAAATGATTCTTTTGGTACAAGATCTAAGTTTATGTTTGTTGCTGACAATCATGAGATTTCCAATGTAAAGGCAATTAAACTGTCAAATACTTTATTAACCTATGGCGGATATATCGAAGATGCTCCGAATGATGTTAACTATATTGACTTTAAAAATATACATGATATTGAACTGAGTAATGAAGTTCGGAAATTTGACGATATTGTTATCGGTAAAGGTGATGGCTGTAGGTTGGACGGTATCCATGGATGTAAGATAAAGATAGAAGGTTCCCAGGGATTTGTCGCATCTAATTGCGTTAACTGCGGTTTCGAACTGCGGGGAAGTCAGGGTGTGATAATCAATCATCATGACGAAGAGGCCAAAGGGTATATACTGACTAATTCTTCATTGACTATGGTTGCTTCAAAGATATGGAAACATAATAGGAACTTGATAACTATAGCTGATGATACGGATTACATGCTATATGGGAATAAGATTTGTGCTTTATCTAAATTAGTTCTTAATGATGTCATTATTGCCGGTTCATTGCATCTGGATTTTGGGCTAATACCTAAAACTGTTTATGATATTTTTTGGGATAATGCAAAATGTGATACCGCTCCAAAGATTATTCTAAACAACACAAGGGTAAAGTCTTCATCCTACAGAGAATTTTTTAATACAGCCGGTGAGTGTTTACTATCAAATGTCAGGTATACGGACATCTGCCAGCCACATGGTTACACTTCTGAGTTAAATAGTATCACGGCAAAGCCTGCATGGTTTGAATCGGATTTGGCTATAAGGGATTTGTCCGGTTCAAAATATGATGTGTTTTACCTTTATGATGATATGAGAAAGGCAGGCGTTAAACTGAACGAAGTGGTTTTTAATGCTACTCCCAAACCGTTTGAAGAGCAGAAATATATTGCGACAATATGTTTGTCTAAGGATTTTAGTGACATACATTATGGAACGTTGCTTTTTTATCACAAAAATAAGGATGTAATAGATTACAAATATTCTCTCGGATTAGATAATTTTGAATTTCATACAGTCAATGAATATTGGGACAATGGAGAGGATGGTTATCTGTTTTTTGACACCGGTAATGCCTTGAACAACCGTATTTTTAAAACATTATCTTCCTCTTTAGATAAATACAATGAGTGCTCTAAGTATATAAAGAACGGCATTAACTGTATCGCTTATTTAAGAGAGATACCTCAATATGGAGAATGGATAATAGGCGATATGGTAGTAGTTGATGGAAACACATATGCCTATAATGGGAAATTATGGTTGGATGCAAGCGGTACTCCGTCTTCTGTTGCCAGATCAGGGGCAACAGGAGAGAGACCACAAAATGTTTTGGCTGGGTTCTGTTATTTCGATAAGACAATAAATAAGCCTGTATGGTGGAATGGTTCTTCATGGACAGATGCCAGTGGAGCTACGGTGTAATGTTTTACTAATTGTTTAATTATTTATGGTATGATAAATAATATCTTAGGTGCGGTGGTATATCTGTCCACCGCCATAGTATTCGGTGGCAGTACTGCACTGCTGATGCTCTTTATCAAGGAGAACAGCGACCGTTGCCACTACTATAACGGCAAGTGGAACAAAATAGACTTGCTGTGTGGAGCTGTCGCAATATGTGCGGGTATGGTTGTAAATCATTATTTGTTGAGGTCATGAAAAAACTACCCTGGCTATTAGTTGTATTGCTGGCAATCGCTTGTGTGGCGGCTTGGTTCCGCCCGCTCAAGCCTTTGCCGGCAGAAATACGTACCGAAACAAAGATACAGACGGTTGTCAAACTTGATACAGTTCTTATCTCCGCACCGATAGCGGTCTTTTGGCAGATATTGCTGAATGACACAGTACGTATAGGGGATACCTTGCTTCATCGCAAACGGGTTGTGTATGAAGATAGCTTGTACCGTGCGGTGGTGAGCGGATATGTAGACCCACGGCTGGATAGCATAAAGGTGTTCCCAAAGACCGTTTATCAAGTGGTAACGAATGACATCTATCATCCGGTTCCCATCAAACCGAAGAAGAAGCGTTGGGGATTAGGGTTGCAGGCTGGATATGGGTATCCGGGCGGCATGTACGTAGGCGCAGGAATAAGTTATAATCTATTTGTATGGTAAGAAAGAAATTAACGATGTAGAAGTTGGCTTGTAGCTGACACTCTTTCGGGGCTTAGAGTATAAAGAAAGCCCCCAACGTTCAAATAATTATTGCCACATAAAAATTTGAAAAAAGCATAAGACACCGCACGTTGGAGGCTTTAATATCTTCAACACGGTATCTTATGCTTTGTTCGTATATAATCAAATATTTTATGTGGCAGGGCAAAGATAAATATAAAATTCAGAAAAACTATGTGTAAGTCAGAAATCTTTGCCGAAACAATTAATCTCGTGGCGCAGGAGACCGAAATACCCGCCAGCCGAATACTATCTTCGGATAAGGATACGGAAACCGTAGACGCCCGCTATTTGCTTGTACAGTTGCTTGTCGAAAGGGGAATGTATCCTTCACAGATAGCTCCTAAAATCCACAAGACCAAACGCGCGATAAACTACATGATTTCCAATTTCCAAGAACGTATGGAAGGCGGGAAAATGTTGAGAATATATTGGGAAAACATTAGGAAAGCGTTGGGAAACAACTGATTTCATGGCAGTATCGGTATTTATACTTTTGTGATGCGGTTGATTTTGACCGTAATACAAAATATAAATCTCTATGGAAAGAACGTATGTCTTCAACCAAGACGGGAACAACGGAAATGGTGGCGGAAGCAAATTCGACATCATGGCTATGTTGCCCAACTTGATGGGAAGCAAGGGTGTAGACCCCGGACTTCTCGCTTTACTGAACCAGGGACGTGGCAGCCAAGACCAATGGGGCGGCTCGTGGTGGTTCATCTGGATTATCCTTTTGTGGTTCTGTTGGGGCGGCAACGGCTTTGGCAACCGCTTTGGCAATGGTGGCGGTCTGCCTGCTGAGCTTAACGGTGATGTCGGTCGTGAATACCTGATGTCAGCCATTCAGGGCAATGGCAATGCCATCAACCAGCTTGCTTCTTCTTTGAACTGCTCTACCCAACAGTTGCAGAGCGCCCTGTGCAACATCCAGGGACTTATCGCCAATGTAGGAAATCAGGTGGGCATGTCAAGCCAGCAAATCATCAACGCATTCCAGTCCGGAAATCAGGCTGTTCTTACTCAGATTGCAGATTGCTGCTGCAAGACTCAGAACGCCATTACCACAATGGGTTATGAGAACCAGCTTGCGATGTGCAATCAGACCAACGCGCTTGTCAACACAGCCAATCAGAATGCACTTTCATTGCGTGACGGTGCGACCGCCAATACCAATGCTATCCTTGCGAAGCTGGACGCCATGCAGAACCAGGCATTGCAGGACAAGATTGCGGCTCTTACAGCAGAAAAAGCCACTTTGACTGCTGAAATCTCCCAACGTAACCAGAATGCTACTATCCTGAATTCAGTAGGACAACAGATTGCTCCTTTGGCAGCAGGCTTGCAGGCATTGCAGTCCGATGTCGATGGAATAAAATGCAAGATGCCTAACACCGTTCCGGTTGTTTACCCTAATATTCAAGCCATCAACACAGACTGTTTCCGTGCTGCGGCTTTCGGTGCTTACGCCGGTGATGCAATGTATGGACGTGGCGGTTGTGGTTGTAACAACTACTGGGGTTAATTCCGGTAAGAAAGGGGGTAATTATGTGGCCTAACTTTTTTACAGGATTTCCTTTCTTGTTCCCTACTATTGGAAGGGCTAATTTCAATACCCTTCCTACGGTAGCCGTAACAGTCGGCACGGAGAACGTGACTTTGGAACTTCCTAACCATGCGTTCCGTAACAGAAGCTATGTAGGCGGTTTCTATGTCAGTCTCCGCCAGGCAATACCAGCCGGCACGACTGCTACACTCCCGATACTGATAGGGACTAATGGGGATACAAGACCGTTGCTGGCTTACAACAATGAGCCGGTGACTGTCGGCAACCTTGCCGGAACGGGTATCTACGAAATTCACTATAACAAGTACACCAACGAACTGTTCCTTGTTAACGGTGGGTATCGTCCGACAACCGCATCGACACCGACTCCGACAGCAGAAGCAACCGCTCAAAAGAGCAAGTAGTTAACATGGGGCTTTGTGGTTGTTTCCAAAATGGGAATAGCCACTCCCCTTTAAAATCAAACCAATATGTTTCAATCACTTCGTACCAATAACCAGTTGTATATACTTCATAAGGATGCTAACCCGTTTATCGAATACGGTCCGGTAGTCAGCGTTTCCGCTCCCAAGCCGAAATATCCTATGGCATCTCCTATGGGACAGTTGCCCCAAATGGAAATGGTTGTGGATGTCGTTGTCTGTATCAACGGGCAGAACACGACTTTCCAAAATCTACCTGCCGGCATGGATATAGCCGACTTCGGACAGAACGGCAATATCGTAGTGTCATGCTCTCGTGATGCGATGAACAACGAGGTCGCTTCTATGAAGCAGAAAAGCATAGACATTATCAATAGCATGGACTTCCACAATTCCGTCATTGCGGGATGTGACAAGATGCTGACGCTCTTGAACCCCGAATTTGCAGAGAAACAACGTCAGGAGCAGGAAATATCATCTCTGAAAGGGCAAATGGCGGAAATGAGCAAGAACATGTCTGACCTTATGGATTTGAACAAACGGCTTATGGAACAGCTCGGAGTTGCTGAAACATCTAAAACAAAGAAATAATATGGGAATGTGGGAAATATTGGAAGAAGGACGCGGAGAATATGACCGTGACTTCGGTATGAGAGGCAGTAATCCTATGGAAGAAGCCTATAGAGAGGGTTGCCGTTATGGTTACGAGAAAGCCATGCGTGAAATGCAGGGCGGTGAAATGGGCTATCGTAACAGCGGTGGTTCACGCGGTGGAAGCTATAGCGGCGGCTCAGATATGGGCGAACGCCGTATGCCGGGTTACTTTCCGGAATATCCGGTTTACAGCGAACGCCGCGGTTCACAGCCTTACGGTGATGATATGGGCGAACGCAGACGCAGACGCGCCAACGGAGAGTTCATGTAATGGAGAGGGGATTATTCCCCTCTTTTGCCAATCACTTAAAATCAGGAAAATATGAAACAAAGATTAGATACATACGACAGAATACCGCCTGCAATGGCTGACTATCTCAGCCAGTACGGATGGCATTTCAGCAAGAAGATGTGCCTATGGGCTGTTTCCCGCATGAAGATGGAAAATAAATCTACGGGTAAAGAAGAAAAGCTGGAGCCAATCAGCAAAGAGCAGGTAGAGGAGCTTCTGAAAAAGTACAGTGTAAACCTGGAGAAGGATGCAGGGTACGACAGCGTTTACGTGGCAAACATGGCGAAGTCGGATTACTACAAAAGTTCTATCACTGACGAAGCCCATCTCGCATTGTTCATTAAGGATTACATAGATGATGTGGACGCTTACAATGGAATGCCTTTCACGCGGTTCTATGCCGACTGCATAGGCTCCGGCAATCCTATCATGTGGGAACAGATGATGTAGCCTATGATAATACAGGATTTTTACATACCGGATTATGATTGGGAAGTCCGTGTATATTATGCGGTGGACTGCTATTATACCGACCGTATCATCGCCGACCTTCGGCGGGTTGGATGCAGGGGGCTGGATTTGGTGAATGCCTATAAGAACATGCGCTCCTGCAATCTGAATACGGGTATCACTTACTCCAATATCCAAAACAGGCAAACCGTAATGGTTATAGCCCTTACTTCTTCCCCGGCAGAGTTTCAAAACTCTTTCGACCATGAAAAAGGGCATCTATGTCGGCATATCTCACGGGCGTTCGGCATCGACCCATACGGGGAAGAGGCGCAGTACCTTAGCGGATATGTGGGACAGAAGATGTTCCCGGTAGCGAAGAAATTTTTGTGTGAACATTGCAGACGTAGCTTATGTGGAAAATAGTACAAGCCATTTTATCAGGCAAATCCCGGGAAGAAGTATATAACATGCTTTCTCCCGAACAGAAAGAGACGCTGAACAGCCTTGCCGCGGCAAATGGTATAAACCGCCAACAACGTAGAAAACTTGAACGTGATGCGAAAAAAGGATTACATAGATGAACTGCTTGAATTGGCGGACAATGTCCTTTACATGGACTATTGCCGCCTTTTCCAAGTTATCCAATGGAACGTTTAGAACGATTTGAACGGGTTCTCCATTGGGTTATACCGCTTGCTGTTTTGGTGAGGGTATTAGCTTGGTGTCTCTAATTCTTTTACATCCTCTAAAGCCTTATATAGCACATATAGTGTACCCATGTGACATTTGAACAAGTCGGTAGCGCCTTCCTCTACGTATTGTGCGTAATCAAACACCAGTTCGATAAGCTCCCCTCTAAGTTCTTCGGGTGTTATGCTATGTTTGAATAATTCGTCTATTGCGCTAAGGTCGTATTTCTTCTTAGCGGGTGTTGTATTTCTTTCCATGATGAATATTTGTTTAGTCTTTTGATAAAAGCCTGTCCGCAATAGATACGGACAAGGCTTGATGTTATTTGCTTTTACGTTCCTCTTCGAGCATTTCCTCTACATAGGAAACTTTATCGAGGTTAAAATCAAGGATATTTCTTACGTCCTTGTGCATTTGGATAAGTTTGTCTCTGTTGTCACTGAACTTATCCATTGCCCTAATATCCCTGATTATGCGTTGGATAAATTCGCAAACCAATGTAATGCCAATAGCCATTCCGTCAGCCGTATATTGCTCTACTGCCTTATCCATAGCCTTATCCGCAAAATTCATTGGAACCATATTACCGTTTTCATCTTGCTTATAAGTAGTAATTTCTTTCCCGAAAAATTCCTTAAAAGCATCGGGTAATGAAAAGCTTGCATGGGCTTTTAAACATGTAATCATATACTGTAAATCGGCACAGGTAGTTTCTTGCACAATATCCCTCCAATCATCTTGCACCATTTCACCAAGAGCTGTATGATGTCTCAAATCATCTTTGGTTAGGTTTAAAGTTCTTATGCTACCGTCCTCATTGTAATCTGATTCTTCACCTCCATATTCGTTGATAGATTCAATCCTTTTTGAACAAGCATAAAATTTCCACTTCCCTTCGTATTCGGAAAAGTATTCATTAAGTATTTCGTTCCATTCATTAAGCCTTTCCACAACTCCATGAAACCACAATTCCCAAAGAACAGTTTGATAAAAAATAGCAGAATAATCTTTATTCTCTTTCTTAGTGTCCTCAAATGTTCTTGGTGAAGAAAATATTCTTACAGTTTCCAATTCACCAATAATTTTATTAAAATATACCGCCAAAACGCAGCTTTCGTTTACATTGCACATAACGTCATAGAACGGTGTTTTTGTATCTCTTTTCATAATGTATTGTTTACGTTTATCACTAATTTTAGAACCCTAATACATTAAGAAATTCATCAAACTTATCTCCATACCATAATGGTTGAGTTTCTTTCGGATTATTCGGATTTACTTGGTTTTCTCCATACAGAAGACCTTTCTCCGTAATTGACTTAAATTTCTTTTTCTGACCGCGTGAAGAATTCCTTTCTACCTCACACAAAAAACCTTTCTGCATGGCTATTTTATTGAAAGCCTGTGCAGAAATCTGCCTTTCCAGTCCTCTTTCTTCAAGAAGTTTTGTTGCTGATTTTATTATCCCTTTTGACGGGGTATAGTCTGGAAGCGGTAGATTGTACGGTTCAAGTATCTGCTTTGCAATAATTAGCTTTGAGTTCTCGTTCAAGTTCAAGAATTTTGCTGCCCATGTAGCAGCTTTCATCTTGTCGGATATGGTTGGCTGTTTCGTTTCTGTTTTTACCAAACTGATTATCGGTTCGGCTTTTCCTGTTTCCAAATCTCTCCAACGAACAACCAATTTTGCTCTCGTTTCATCATTGAATTTGGAAGCGACATACATACACTCATCGTAATGTAGTTCATAACAAGGACGAGTTTCTCCTTTTGCATCCTTGTATTCAACGAGCGCAAAATTGCGCCCGTTAACTTTCACCCATGCTGGTTCCATATCACGAATAGAGCGCATAACATCTTTGTGGTTTCTACCTGCGAGCTCTGCAATTTCAAGCGAGCTCATTGTTTTCTTGTTTGGATTTAATTCATTTGCCATTTTTGTAACGTTTTATGGCATTGCAGAAAGAAGACGGTCTGCAATTAACCCGCCGTTACACATACCTAAGAGGCAGTTGGGAGGCTATTAACTCTCCACACGGGTTTGCAGACCGCTATAATATACAGCGTTAGCTTACAAACATAAAAAATGCCTGCTAATAGCAGACAACCGTCCGCCTCTTAATATGTGTAACGCTGCAAATATACCTCTAATTTCTATAACGCCCAATAAAAAACTTAATATTTTACTTTTCTACCCCATATCATCGCGTTATACAGCGAAGTGGCATACATCTCAACTTCTTCCTTGCTCTCAAGGAAATCAACCTTAGAGGCTGCTATCATAGCCTCTGTATAAATCTCTTTGTTTAAAATATTATTCTCTTTCATGTTATCTGCATTTAACTTTTGTAAGTCCATACTTAGCCAATCTTAGATATATCGTCCTTACACTTACATCCAACATTTCAGCCATTCTGCGGGGCGGTATCTTTTCTTCCTTGTATAACTTGGTAATGTTTTCTTCCGAAAGCGGGTCAACGAAAGGTTTCTTCGGCTCTGCTATCCCCATCCGTTTACGTGCTTTCGCAGCATATGTTTCATTTTGTTTGTCTTTTGTGACGTAAATAACGGTGGTCTTGTTAAGGCATAGAGGGAATAGCCTTCTTTCCACTTCCTTGTGTTGTTCGGCAAAGCTTTCCGCATCCCCGTTGACCGCAGTGTCAATCTTCTTGTATTTGTCCGGGATGCGGGAGTGTCTGTCTCTGATTATTCTGTCTGCTTTTCTCATTGGTTCAATATATTATACTAAATTTATGATACCACTTGTCCGCATGGCTGAACCATCCTATAATGAATGATTTACCGAAGAGGGTTGCTTTGTATAGTTTACTCATGCGTTTCTTTGTTCTTTAATTTATCAAGGAACTTGCTATCACCCGAATAATCCGCACCGATAGCCTTTTTGCTTTCAATAATCTGTTCCAAAACGGTTATAGCTTCCTTTTTCACTTCTTCTACTTCATTATAACCGCAGGCTTTATCAACCAACTGCTCCATAGTCGATTTAGGCTTGGAAAGAGCCTCATTCAACTTTTCCAATCGCCAGTAGCAGTAATCAATTGTGGCGATGTGCTCTAATTTACTCATGGTTATATTATTCATTTATAATTAATTCACACCAACTATTATCGCTTTCCCAAAACCATTGATAGCCGCCAGCGTGTTTACGCTTTCCGGAACAGCAATTCCTGATATTACGGGCGCAAATGCCAGTCTTTCGTTTCGCATCGTTAGAGGACTGGAAAACACCTTGTAACCGTCCGCTCTTTATGGCTACTACTTTCTTTGCATTGCAGCCCGCTATATTAGGGTTTCCCGTTCTCCCTAAAGCTAATCCTTTAATCATACTTTCCCTTTTATGCGAAGGGATGTAATCATCCCATTTCTTCCCCTTGTTATGAGGGATACTTCCTTTTAAAAACCGCCCGTTAATAGGGTTGCGGTTTAATCGCTGTGGAGGTATATATAATTCATTCATCTTTAAATTCAAGTTTTGGGTTACTGATAGTCTTGCTATTCCTTTTCTTTGTCTTAACCATTCTCCGATAAACATCATCAATCAATTGCTTAAGCTCATTGACGTAGCTTCCCATACTCCAGCCTTCGAGTTGACACACCATTAAATCAAATTCTATTTCTTGTAGTAGCTTTACTTTAAACCTCTCGCGTGCAAAGACATTTACCCGTTGGCGCACATTACGGTTAATCATCGGGTCTTGTTTGGGTTCTTTGTTATTGGGAGTGTTTCTTTTCACGGGGTAGTGGTTGTCTGCTATGTTGTTAACATGAACATTCAGAGATTTTACAAGAATTCTTACTCCTCCGTTTAAGACGCTTTTCCCGTTTGTGTAAAAGTCGTATCCGGTCAAAGGAGAACCAGTATGCTTGTCAATGGAGAAACCCTCAGGTGGTTTATCGTAGAGTTCCCAATTCATGTATTTACTCATGGTTGTTTTATTTCAATAACTCCGGGCTGTCGTAAATATTACCTACATATCTAATCCCGAACATATCTATCATTTGTCCTATTGGCTTATTTCCAAGATTTTGAGACAGAACTTCTAATAGCACAAAAGAACCGATTTTATCACTATACACTACTTCACATAGTACACCAGCGCATTCAACCAAATCATGCTCATATATTTCTCTATCATTGTATTTAACTCCCGTGAACTGACCAACAGTTTCAGCCCATACGTCATCGCACCGGCAGTCTTCCGGAGAATATATCTTTGCCTTGTCTGTGAGGATAAGTCCGTTTTCGTCCCTTCCGGCAGTATAGAAAAAAGAGAGAAATCCATATATCCATTTCCCCGTATCAGTGCTTTTTCCTCTGAATTTTATTTCACGTTTCATAATCAATATCTTTTCTCGTTTTTAATCAATCAGTTCAAATTCATATACGAAAACATAAGGATCGGATGCCCATGTACCTTTGCCGGAGACTTTATCTATCAGTTCTGCGAATGCGTCACGAGGATCATTGTAGTCGGGTATATCTGCGTAATGGAATGAATAAAAAGGAATATCCTTTTGTCCAGCATCCCATTTAAAAATTCCTTCCTTAAAGCAATCTTCATCGGAAATGCCTTGCAACCGTTCTATCTTGATGTTGGTAATGCGGATATGATGGGGCATGAGGTCAGCGCGGACAAACATTTTATTTTTCCAACCGGGTGCGAATTTAGTTTTAGTATAAAATCCTATTCCGTCCCTATCATTAAGTGCAATTTCGGGATTCATCCCTAAACTTTCATAACATTGTGCAATGGCAAAAACTCCACCAACCTTGTACTTCGGCTGAATAAACATTGGAACAAAGTCATTACAGTCCTTATCATATACAAGAATCTCAAAAAGGGGGCTAACATCATCTGATTCAGTAATCCTAAAACATCCAGCAGGATTTTCTTGATATGCTTTCGGACACTTAATGATTCTTCTTGTCTGCGTCTTCCGACCATCCAATACAGCCTGCGTTAAGCCGTATTTATTGTTGAACATTATCTTCTTCATTGTATCTTTCTTTTATAAGGTTAAAGTGAATTAAGAGAGATAGCGGACACGGGGCGAACCCAACTGTCAAAGTCCTGACTGCCGTTGAACCAACTACCATTGAACCAATCGAGAACAAAATTGCGTTTGTTTCCTTTTCTCGTAGAGCACCAATACCAGTCATCTTTCACTGGTTGTTTTCCGCAGATAGCTAAGGCTGTATTCAGCATAACCTTATGTTCATACCCTAAGACACTCTCTTGTAGTGTCGGAATGTGCCAACTTAATCCACATAAGTCCAATGCTATGACTTTCTCAGCAATTTCGCTTCCGGATGCAGCTAATGCTTTGGTATTACCTATTCCATCAGTATCCTTCATGCCTTCTTCTGTAGTTGGATATATCTTCCCTGTTTGCTCTTTCTCCCAATCAAGAAGAATATGGGTATTATTATCCATATCTTCCGGATAGAAGAATAAAGCATTGCCATCATGGATAATAACTGCACATTGTGCCTGTTCGTTTTCTTCATGCAGTCCCCCAAATTTAGGTTCTACAAAACTCTTGTTGGCGGTAAAGATGAATACACCATTACCTACATTTTCTTTTGTGTAAATTCCTTTGTTCATAATCATATAAGTTTTAATATTTCTCAAAATTTGGGATTTGTAAATAGAACGAGTTTCGAGACATGGGAAGCCAACACTTTTGCTCCTCATTGCACGTATTCCAATTATCTTCCCCAAATTCATCATTTAATGCTTCCACTATCTTATAGGCTACATCTTTTACAAAACGAGTATTAAGTATCCTCTTGCCTTTAATAACGATTGTAGGTGTATAGAGTGAAATTTTATACTCCCCACCGTTTTCTATCGACCAGCTACCTTGTGCTACTGTAATGTGCGGATTGGTTTCATTCTTATACTCTTGTACTATACTTAGATAGCCATTAAAATAGTTGGCTATTAGTTCCGACTTATATACTTTTAGCCCCGTTGCTTTTTCTAAAAGTTTTCTAAGCCTATAAGCATCATTTACAACAGGGTCCATTCTCATATAAGTTTTAAAGTTTCTTGTATTCCGGCTTCAAGTGCTTCCTCGTAGCTTTTATAATGCACCAAAGGCCTGTCGGATAATCCCACTAAATCATGGTTCGGTATTGTTAGTATATCATATATCCAATAGTCTCCATACATATAGGATACTTCAACGTGTAGCTTCTTGGTTTCACGCAGCCACTTTTGAGCAACATACAACACTGGACACAAAAATTCAATAGGTTCGTCATCTATTTCCGTACAACACGACATACTTTGCGGAAGGTCATATTTTGTAATAACCTTATTGCGGTCTATTATGTGTTCACACTTCCAATTGAAGCCCTTATCTTTCAGCAGCTTCGCTGTCTCTAATGTTACGAGTTCTTCGGTCATAGCTATTGTCTTTTCAAATTAATAATCTTCGTTTCGTAGTTGTCAAGCCCCTTTTTATGGGTACAGATAATCACTATACTATCATTGAGATAAGTCACGCTTCCCTCAATTGTACGGTGTTCTATAGGGTATTCTCCAGAGTTATTGCACCCGAATAGTGCAACTGTTGCCAAAAGGATAATTATTTTCTTCATACTTTAAAGTGTTCAATCAGTTCGTTTACGGTAGCCTTGTGAATGGTATCTGTGTTAATGTCAACATCATTGTAAGCCCAATAGGTAGAGAACTTGATTTCAGGACACAGAATCCATTTATCTCCATCGGTAAACCATTGGTATTTGTCTGTATCATCCCTTAATGCAGCAATAGCCAATAAAAGCTCTTCGTTGGTTCCGCAATCAACACTATCGGTTTCGTCAGGATGTGGAATGTTACTGAAAAACTCAACACTATATAGACTGTATTCGGGTTCAGTGAAAATACATAAATCTTCGTTAAGTTCCGCCCCAAATAATCTATATCCCAACTCCTCCAACTTCTTCCGAAGCTCCGGTGTACTTTTTCTTATAAAGCACGGTGTTGTAAATCCCATAGTCATTCCTCCTTATCTATCTTAATATCTGTTACTTTGCCACGATTGATAAAACCGCCACAGCTAAACAAATCGGTTATACATGCTGTGTAGTTCACCTCTGCGCATTTCTCGTACAGAGAGCATGAGGCACAATGAATACTATCATGCACCGCTTCATGCAGCACTCCGTCTATTATTATTCCGTTCTTTACTTCCATGATTATTTCCCTTTCAAAATTTCAAGTAATTCTTTCGCTCTTTTATATGTATCAAAGCCTTTTATGTTTCTCCATTTATCAGAAAAGAAGCCATCTTCTCGTACCTGAACCCAATATACTGTTATAGGGATACAACCGTTATATCCATGACCTTGTATAATCCTATATCGTTCCATGATTTATAGCGTTAAAGTTATATCTACTTTTATGTGCTCTGCGGGTTCGACTGTTAGTTTCGACTCTGCATATTGCCGTACCGGATATATAACATTAACATTCATGCCTGTCTCGGCTTCAAGTTTTTCCAGAATATGAGCTATCTCCATTTCGGCTTTCGCTTTCTTGTTTTTTGCTTCTTCTATATCCATGGTTATTTCCCTTTCAATTTCTTTATTAGTACATCAGCCACCCTCAAAGAGCCTATTGCAATATCATCATAAGTTTCACTGTCATCGTTTATTCCTAAAGCAATACAATACCCTTGCATAGCAGCTTTCGCCAATTCATAACGCCTTTGCTCCCAATCAATAGTTTCAAAATTATCAAAGAAGTCGAGTTCTGACACTTTGAAATACCTACCTTTCACTAAGGCAGTCCCAACGTCGAATAAGCCTTCAACCTCTACAATCTCTCCAGTCTCTTTTATTCTCGCTTTCATTATTTACCCTCCTTTTCAACATATCCGTTTTTAATACACCAGCACAGCATCTCGTAGGCTGCATCCAATAGATTTCCGGAAACTTTAACGATGAATGGTTCAGACATGCTTTTTTGATAACTTATAGCCCAAGGACAAGCAAAAAGAGGCTTAACGCACAGCTTATACGTTATACAGAAGACATTTATGTATCGCGGCAGCTTGTCGAGAATGTCCTGCAAAGTGTAAGTGGGAATTATTTCCCAAAATGCACTATCTCGTTTTTGATTAATTACATCTTCATATATTTCAAGTTCCCATTTTGCATTTTTATAAGAAAGAGCGTAGCACCAACACATGCTTCCATCGCTTGTGTCCAGCCCAAGCTCCTGCAAATGTTTCATCTGTTCGACTGATAATATTTGTTTTGATTTCATAGTTTAGTCCTCCGTTTCTGTTTCAAAAGTGTTGTATTCAATATCAGCATTACTAACGCATTTGGGCATGTTCTTATCCCGTTCTTCCTTGCTCAAATAAAGAAATATATCTTCGTCTGGATTGGAAGAATAACTATTTCCGTTCCAGACTGTTCTAATTATTCCATATATCTTCATATTCAATCTCCTTTCTCCTTAATCCGTTCCAGCACATCCTTGTTGGCTTCGAGTATCTCTTCGAAAGAGGGGGATAGGCATCCATAAATCATCATCAGAAATTTCGTATTCGTAATCATCGCCATCCTCTGAATCCCATACATGATAATACTTATTATATATTAGAATTTCGGGTTCAAACCATTCTTTTGATGAAAGTTGTACGAGTACACGGTCACTTTGCATTGACACATCATTTTCATCAACAGGCGGTAATTGGTCTTTGACTTTTATCCACGGAGATTGCCTTGCCTGCCATGCTGCACCTTTCTTAAAAGCCCGTAATGCAACCGATTTTGCCAATGCCTTGATAGCTATACTGTCTCTTTCATCATAGGCAAGCTCTGCATCTTTATTATATGTACTTTCACTCCAATGAGTGCGGGCTGCTTCTTCTACTGTCTGTTTCATAATCAATGACTTTTAATTTTCTTATATTTACCACACTTCTTGCAGAAATAGTGACGGACGGTGTACCAACTGCTATCACCCCAATCATCAACAACTTCAACTCTCCTCTCAAATAAGTATTCCCACTCGTGGCAACAGAACCATTTCTTTATAATGGCATCAATTAAATGCTTCATAATCAACTGTCCTCCTTTACAATTCTACCATCGTCTAACAACGTGTATAGTTTACCCTTATATGCCAGAGCGAAACACCATTGGCGGGCATACTTCAAATACTGATGCAATTTGTATCTGTGCGGGTGTTTCTGCATCTTTTTTTCTATTCTTTTCTTCATGTTACGTCATTAATGTGAATTTCCCCTTTCAAAACCCGTTCTACCTGCCTGTCCATTATCCCTTGGAATTCTATTTGGCAAATAAGAGAACAATCAGGCATGATTTCTTCTGGTATTTCTCCACGGTTAGGAGAAAGCTCATCAAGAAATATTTTTCCCGATTTGTCTTTCAGACACGTTGCACTCACTTCTCGTTCAATTACTGCCATTCGGTTGAATACCTCCGGGAAGTCCTTCCGTATTTTATTCCAATAGCCCATACCACCTTTCACACAGCCGATGCAGTTGTTGTTATTGTAACCCATCTTATACATAGCGGGGATTTCAATACCAGCTTTCCAAAGCATACCCATTGCATCCTTTTTGGTTATCTGTCGCTCGATAAGCGGGAATAACGGCTTTGTATCCGGATATTGTTGCTTTAGGCGAATGGCACGGTTAATCTCTTTCGGGTCAAAATCAAATCCCCAGACTTGACCGTCCCAATTTCCCAACTCTTTTTCCAGCTTGTAACGAACTTGTTTCTTTAGTTCGAATGTGCAAGCTGCGCCAGTAGGACCATTAATAAATCTTTTCTTAGCCAACACATCCTCTACGTTGAGATACTTATCGCTTCTGATAGTATGTATCGGGCGATTATACCATCTTTCACAATCAGATAGGAACCGGGTGTTATCAGGATGCCCGGAACCTGTTTCGATATAGTAAATCTGCACATCATCATACAGACTTAGTGCTATCTTACAAGCTACTGCGGATGTTACACCGCAAGAAAACCATGCTATTATCATATAGATTATTTTTAATTCGATTTCTTTCTTTTATTCCGTTCTCGATTGTCTTCCGAAACACACATTTTGCGCCATGATGTCTTGATATAATGGGTGTTCATACTATTTTATTGCTTCATAAAACACATCCATATTGTTTTGCTCTGTCTTCCGGTGGTATGCCCGAAAAGAGGTTTGAACGGGATAACAGACAAAACTTCCGCAGCTTTTATCTCATTCTCGTTCCATTTGAAAATGAGTGTTCCGTTAGGCTTTAAGACGCGCATACACTCAGTAAATCCGTCAAGTATGAGTGTCTGCCAGTCTTTTGGCAGTTTACCGTACTTCTTAGCCATCCATGAGGTTTCACCAAGTGTTTTCAGGTGCGGTGGGTCGAATACTACCATGTAGAAAGAATTGTCCTCAAATGGAAGGTTGGTGAAATCGGCTATTACATCCGGCTTTATTTCTATGACCCTTGTCTTGCCTCTGTCCTTGGCCGTAAGTGTTTCCGAACGTTTATCAACAAATAAGGTAAGTGGGTTATGCTTGTCAAACCAAAACATTCTACTGCCGCAGCAGGCATCTAATATGAGTTTTTCATTTTTCATTGCATATTTTTCTATTTCAGAACCACTCTTCATCCGCTCCGACCTCTACCGAAAGCCAGTCCATGAGGAGGGTTATAAGGTTATAAATAAGTTTCATCTCACTAAACTTTTATCGCGTTGGCAATATTATCCGCATCCGACAGCTTTCTTACCAGCACATCAAACGCTGCTGTGCACCGCTCTGTGTTCATATTGACCGTTTTCCCGATTTTCAAACAGTCGGAAGCAAGGTTCATCACCCTTGCCACATTTGAAAGTTTCAGGTATTCCAACGTAAATCCGTTGAACCGTGCATCTTTCTTCCGAAGTTCTTTAATCCTTTCGTCAAACTGGATGCAGGAGTAATCACACAATGTCCTTGCAAGCTCGAACCTTGCAATCTCTGCGGAATGGGATATGCCGTTATCGTCGAGAACATGCTTGAACTGCTAATACAGCATATCCACGTGCTTGTTCACTTCTTCCGTATACTTGTCGTTGCAGTCGGCGAAAAACTCGCTCCGGTCTGAACCGATAACGCTGTTTACAGTACGCTCGTATTCCTTTCTTGCCTTATCGGCATCATTCAAATATCGCTTGAATGCCTGTTTGTAATAAGGCGTTCTCTTCATCGCATGCAGACACTCGATAACCTTCCCGCAACAGATGTCGTTCGTGAGCAGTATGTTGTAGGTGCACAGAACTACAAGACTCTCATATTTGCTGATTATCTGATTTGCCGTGTCGGTAGTCATTGCCTTGTCTGTTCTGCCTTGTTCATATTCTTGTTTCTACTCTCTTTTGCAAGTTCATCAATCATGCGCTGATACTTCCTTGCCACCAACGGGCAGCGTATACGCATTGCATTGTCACGCTGCCACTCCAATTGTTCGATTTTCTTTTCAATCTCTATGTCCATGATTATTTACCGTTTGTTTCTTATTTGGATAAACCCTCGTTTTTCGCATTCCTTCAACAGTTCCATATCTTCATCCCTTATATCGCATGGCGTCTCATGATTAACACTCATGTAATCCGATATGCCAAACTTTTTGCATATATCATAGTAAAAGCGTCTTTGCCTGCCTCTTGTCGTCCAACATATTGTAAGTCTCATACTTTATTGTCAAATTTATGCTTTCGCCAATACTTATAACTGGCATACTCTCCACGTCTATCAAACATTATACGCTCGAATGTACCAACACGCCGCAATGCTTCGTTTGCGTACAGGTCTCCACCGGCTATCTTAGCTTTCAACATCTCAATGTACTCTTCTCGGCTATACTCTTCTCCAGTAAAAACATTAATTTTTTCTTCCGGCATTGAGTGTATCACTTCATCCCGCTCCTTATCGTAAGTGGCAAACCAGCTCATGATGACAGAACCGTCTATTTTGCCATAAAATCCACCGTATGATGAGTTTTCCCTTGCCCGTTTAAAACAAAGGCAAACGTCCTCAATTCTGAAATAATAATACTTGTCAAGGATAGAGTTTACAATGGATGCTACTTGATAGTCATTCATATCCTCGCGGCTACGGCCGTAAAACAACAGAGTACCTTCTATGAACTTTACAAGAACCGCCTTTATGCAGGTTTCGTTATCTTTCCTCCATTGTGATAATTGTATGGGAGGTGCGTTTATCGCTTGGCTTATGGAAGTTATCTCATTACTGATGTTCTTGCAGATAGCAATCAGCTGCCTGGAAGATAGAACCGCTATTTCCTTGCTTGTTAGTGTGATTTCTGTTCCCATTGTCTTTTAGTGGAAATAACCCTTGGTAATTATTACTCATGCTTTGCTCTATTATTGCAATCATCATCTGCTTGTCACCTCCCGAAAGAGTTAATAGCTTCCGGTAACATGCCTCTGCTCCGGTCTGCTTGTATGGCTGCCTCCTCTCTTTTTTGTAGTTGAGCCAGTATATGAATATATCCTTGTATTCTTCCTCTACGAAATAGAGGTCAAGTACCTCTTTCTTCCTTATTGAGTTTCTCCCGTCTATCCATGCTTTCGCTATTTCATTTCGGATTTCGGAAGGATATTTCAACGCATACTCTTCTGATTGCTGCTTTATTGTTTTCATATTATTACTTTCTATATGGTATTAAGAAATTTGTTCACGAAGTAAACTTGTCCTTTGCCACTAACTTTTGTAGTCAATGTCGTATGTAAAACGCCATTACTTCCAGAGCGTACGCCTTTTTTGATTACAAACAACCCTTGTTCTATGTATTTCTGATTTGGCACGTTATATCTTTCTCCATGCTTGCCCAAATATCCGTTTTTACGCATCCATGCAAACAATCTTTTTTCGCCTATATCGTATCCATTCTGCGCAATTAATTTTGCAAGCTCTCCGATAAGGCATGAATTTTCCGCTCCACTAAATGCGTTTGTAAAGGTTACAGCAGGTTTGGTTTCTTCAATTATATTTTTGTTCTGTTCTTTGAGAATTTGATTTTCGCAAGCCATTCTTTGCTTTTCCTCACGCTCATTCTTTAACTGCGTGGCAAGGCTGATAACAAGGTCGGGGTTGTTTATCATCTGCTCCAAAGTTGGCTGCGTGGCGGTCATACCGTATTTAAGAAGCTCATCTACTCTCATATCCACCCATACCGCTAAATCGGAATTTAGTTTTTGTGCAACACGAATAGCGACAAGACGGTGTGCCCAAGTGCCTGGATTATCTCCACCTCTCTTAACTATCAGTAAATCAGCCAAACTAAAATTTTTTAGTTTGGAAAGTGATGTGCAATAATCGCTGATTTCCTGCGAGTTAACAATTGTGGATAAATTCTTATCGGGATAGGCTTTCGCCATAGCCGTAAGGTTTACCATAACATCACTCCCTTTCTCAAAAGGAATTATATTTCCGTTGTAATCGAATTTAATAATTGAAGTATTCATAATATTTAATTTTTTAGATTTTGCTCAATAGAAAAGTTTCTCTCCCTTTTTTCGGAAAGTGAGGTAGCCCGATAAAAGACTACCAAACACGATAAGTATTTCAATCATGGTTGTTACTTCTTGACTATCCCCGTTCTTCTGTATTCCGCCCACTTATCGTACTGCTTCGTCTTTACGAGGAAAGAGAAGCACGAGCATTTTAATTCAATCTCCCTGCGTTCGCTCCATCTTGTCCATTCGAGAAGTTGTTTCGTAAACTCCAGTTCCTTTTCGAGCTTTGCGATTTTCCGCTTGTCGGCTGCGCTTGATTTTACAACCTTTGGCGCAATCTCATTCACCTTGTGAAAGACTTCACGGTACACGTCAAATACGGGGCGAACTTTGCGGGCAATGAAGTATTCTAAGCAGGAGACGGAGAGGTGGTATTCTATTGTTGGTCTGCCGCCTTTTGGGTTTTCCGCTTTTTGGCGCAAAACTTGATAATCAACGTCTTGGATGAAGTTTTTAGTTAATTCTTTAGTCGCATTATCTTTTCTTGAATAGGCAAGCATCCAGCAACTATCAAGGTTAACAGGGTAGGGAACATTCAGTTTTGAAAGTTCTAAAATAGCTTTGAAATAGCGTTTGATTTCTTCGGTTGAAGAAGATAAGGATAGAGTTGTTGCTTTCTCGTTAGCAACTAACGTAGATTGTGGGGTACATATTATTCTCCCATTCTCCAATTCTAAGTTTCTTGGCATTGTGATTAGAATTTGAGTTATGTATAAAAAGAAAGCTGTCCGCTTCCCTGTTTTCCGCCAAGAAACACTACTATCAGCAAAGATACATAGTTCACAAGGGAATACGAACAGCCTATATTTATAGATATAATCTGTCGAATGGATATAAAAAATCCATATATCTAAGCTAATAAAGATGTTTTCTTGGCGGGAAAACACCGCAAAGATACACACTCAAACCAAAATGCCAAAAGAAAACTATATTTTTTTAATCCAAAGTCTTAATCACAATCTCGACACGAGGATTGTCCTTATCAACGAATTTGCGTGCATGGATAAGGCAACAGTTATTATCGTTCTTTATACACTTTATACGCTGTAACACGTCAAGTTGCAGTTTCAATACATTATCCAAATCACTACGTTTGCTCGGATAATACACGTCAATGTGGAACTCAAACGGCTCGTTTATATTCAAATCCCTCAACTTTCCAGCCTGCCAAATAAAAGATTCCTCATATTTTTTTAATGCAGGAGTCTTAGCCAAACATCTGTGTCCGTTAATGGTTACTATCTTGTAGCAATTAGCCTTTGATGGGGCGTTACCTTTTATGGCAGCTTTATATTCCATATCATATATGCTTTATTTTAAGTTCAACATTCACCGGCTTGTCCTTCATCGTGGAGAAAGCATCGAGTATCCTCTCCTTAGTCAACTGGATAGGTCGGGTCATTATTTCACTCTCTATGTTTTCCAATGGTATCTTCTTTCCGTCATAAGTAATAAGAACCGCAGAAGTTATTACGTAAGGACTCATGTCTTGTATTGTTTCTTTATCTGCCTTGCAATCTTCTTGTTCAGCTTACTTAGACGCTCTGCCTGCTTGCTGTCACCTCCAATATTATGAATGTCTGACTTTCGGTCTGCGATAAGCTTCTGAATGATTGCACCTTCGGATTTGGTTATTGTAAGTTTCATTCAAGTTTTTATTTGAATCCCCATTCTTCCATGTAGTCAATGTTTTCAGGAAATCCTTCTACCGATTTGGGACTAAGGAATATTTTCTCACTTTCTAATTTCGAGCCTCCCCATTCAGTAGGTGGGCAGTTTTCGTATTCTTCTTTAGAAACTTCACTTACATTAAAATGGGGTTGGAAGCCATATCCCATTACGCTTTCCCCTAAGTAAGTACCAAACTTCTTTAAAGCCCATTGAAATGCAATATCTTTATATAGGTAATGTTTAGAAAACACAGCCACATATATTTTATGAGAGAAATTTCCTGTTTCTGTTAAGTCAGGATTACATCTGATACAGAAATACTTAATACGTGAAAGTATTTCTTCAACAAACCTTTCATGCTTTTCGCAATCTTCTTTCGTTAAGAACTCTTTCCCGTCATTTGCAGTGTAAATAGTCTTGGTAATTTCTTTTGTTTCCATGATGTTTTTTATTAAAGCCCCGAAGCGTATTCTCCAGGGCACAACCATTATTACTAACCCATGCCATTTACGTGTGGCTCACATTTATGAGGTGGTAGCAGGACTTGCACCTGCATGATAGGAGTTTTTCTTGGACTTTCACCAAGTAGTTTATTCATTGACATTGCGGTCTATTCGGCATTACCCGTTATTAACTCAGTGGTTTGAATTTTTTTTACGGCTAACCGTAACACATTGACTTACCAACCTATCTATAAGAGCTTCACTTTAGCGTCTCTCGTTGTTCCGCCATACCACCATTTTTGCCCGCCCAATCTTCACAGACCGGACAGGCAGGTTAACAAATAGTTCCCGGATAGGCGGTCAAGCCACACCGGGATAGTTAACTGTTAGCTGAAATTAAATCACTTAACCCGAACCTTTCACGGGACTTCTGTGTGAGCAGAGGGCTTTCGGTTAATTATATCAAGTCTAAAATCTTTGTCTTTGCAATAGCGTCCAGCTTCATGTCTTGAAGCCCCTGTTTCATGTATTCCGCCGCCTTTCTGTTGGCATCGTCCATGTCTTTTGCGGCTATTAGAACATAATACTTGCTCTCTTTTTCTTTCCCGTTTTCGTCTACGAAAATCTCAACAAGAGTAACCTTATAAAAGAACTCATCTTCCTGCTTCTCATTGACAATCTCACGTATCTTACTCCGGCTGATTGCGAAAACATCACACTCACCGTTGTATAGCTCATTGCCTTTCAATTCCACATGACCGAAAAGCTCATCATCGGTTATGTAATGTTCGGTGACTTCCTTTTCATCGCCTTTCTCGTTAACCTTGTTTACTTTTAGCTTAAATTCGTACAGCATGATATTATATGTTTATAGGTTACACATCAGAACGGAAGGTCGTCTTCCCCGTCGGTCTGTAAGGTTGGCGCTTCCACCGTAGCCGCAGCATTCCCGGAACCCTCAAACTCATAAGGCTTGAAGTCTCCCAAGTAAACCTTTGACTTGGCTTCTGCTTCTGTCTTGTTCGCATCCTTATACTGCTTTGATAAGTATTGTTTGCAGTAATGGGTATTGCCGTATTGGCTCGGCTCTCTACGCTCATTAATATTAACGTTAAGATAGACGGCTTTTGCTTTCAGGTTCTCGTCCATACTTACATAAAGGTCGTTTTCTTCTATCGGAATGACAACGCATTTCTTATTCTTGATTGTTGCTATGCCCGCTTTTTCGAGCTTTAGCAAATTTACGCTTCCGGTTAAATTCATTTTCTATTCAATATTTGATTAATGATTTTGTTTGCTTCGGTTATCCGTCTCTCAAATTCAGCGATTACGGCATCGTCCCTTGTTATCTCTACAATGTGAATGTTGTGTTTCAAGAAAGGGCAGAAAACGGCAAAATCAGCTTTGCCCAATCCTGTACAGGACATCTCCGCTTGTACTTGGTAGAAGTATAGAGGATTTACTGATTTAAGCGTATCGTTATCCTTAACCTCATTCATATACTCCATGAACTTTTTAGGAGTTGGGCATTTTATTTCCACCACCTTTCTTAAGCCGTCTTTAATCGCTATGCGGTCGGGAGAAGCGGAGAAGCAAGGTATTGTAGGGTGCTGTATACTTTCGCACTCTTCAAGTTCGCATCTTGTGACAAGCTGGTAACGTTCGGCGGCAAAATCTTCATTTTCGTGTCCGAACTCTATAAACTTGTTGTTGATGCTTACCTGGTTTTGGTATATCTCAAACAGATAATCATCTTCAATATACTTAGGGAGTAGGTTTCTTTCTGCTGCGACTTCATATATGTATGAAAGGGCTGTCTTCCCAAACAGCTCCCCTTTCTTTCCGCTTGTCATTAAGTCCCCGATGCGACTTCCCGTAAAGTTCCCCAGGCGTTGGCGAAGCCATCCAAAACTACCCTGTTCAATCATTTTGTCTCAGTATTAAATAATTCGCCTGTATTTTCATCGACAACTTCCGCTTCCTGCAAAGCCTCTTTCATTGCATTGCGTCTGGCTTCCTCATTGTCGGGATTATCATTGTACGACACTTCGGCTTCGTCTATGTCGGTTTCTGTCAGGTTATCTTTTATAATAGCCTGGTCGAATGTTTGGGCGCGTTGCATTTCAATACTTAAGATACCAAACTTAGAAAGTAGCATTTTTAAAACTGTCTTCTTTGCCATAGAGTCAAAGTCGGTAGACCATATGCCTGTGCCGCGTTTATACGTTTGTGAAAACTTCCTTCCGTGTTTTTCGCAATCTTCCTTGCTCATATAGAGAAACTTCTCAAAACCGTTGATGAGACTGAAATAAGCCATATAGCCTACTATCTTATCAGAAGAGCGTTCTCCAAATTCATATTCTCCGGTAAATCGGTTCGACTTCTTTATCTCCCCCTCATATATCTCATTTACGTTTATTGTCTTATATTGACCGCTACGCATAGCAAGTTGAACAAAACCTCTCCAGCCCATTTGAAATTGCGCTTGATTACCGTAAGGGACAACGTAAGCAAATCCGAGATTGGGATTGATAGGTAAATCTAAAGTAGCTGCTACCACAGCGGCATTCATGATAGACTGTGGTTCTGCCTTTTGAAGCAATGTATTGCTATTGGCAACCGCTACTATCGAACTGATAAATCCCGGCGCTTTCTTTCCGAGAATTTCTTTGAAACGTGCTTTCACATTGTCATTCGCAAGCATTGATTTAAGCTGCGGGATTGTCGTTATTGTACTCATTATAAATGTTTTTTTAGTTTAACAACGTCTTGATAATCCCTGACTAAGGCAGAGGTTTCTTCTTTCTTCTTCCAGGCTCTCTTCTGTATATCCTGATGATATACGGGATGCGTATCGTTTCAGCCTTTTATTAAAGGCTTTTCTATCTTCGTTCAAGAGGTTTTCCTCTTTATTCTTTGAAGACTGTTTCACTTTATTTTCCATAAATATTTTTTTAAACCGCCCGTACAAGGTTAAAGGGAAGCGGTGCGCACTTCGCTTCTCTCACGGCTTTTAGTACGGTAATAGCTCTGACCTTTTCTGCGGCTGAATTTGGTTATTTATATCTCCATTTATAAGAACCGGCTGATGCTCTTTCCCCTCTTGCGCATGCTGCTATAGTTCCTTGATTTATTTTAGTAACTCTGGAAGCCTCTCTTGTGCTTCCGTATTCTTGAATTGGCACTCCTGTTAAACTATATTGTATTATAACTTTAGATGAATGATTTAGACTGCCGAATCTGCCTAAATTAGGAGTTTTTTTTAACCCAATTCTATATGCGTGTTTTTGATTATCAGAGGAAGAACACCATTCAAGATTTTCTACTTTATTATTAAATTTATTACCGTCTCTATGATTAACTTGTGGAAGATTATTAGGGTTAGGAATAAAAGCTTTAGCTACAAGCCTATGTATAGTGAATCTATTCATTACACATTTTCTACTAAGACTAATATTTAAATAAAGAGAACAACTATTAGGCTTTAAAATTTTACTATGAACATGTCTTACTCCATTTATATGGTTTACATATCTGCTCACAGATTTTACTCTACCTAAACTGGATATTTGATATATCCCTTCATATCCAATTATATCTTTCCAAATTTCTTGTTCCATAATTTATTTTTAAGAGGAAGGAGACAAGGGCAGACGACCTTTGTATGCTTATCCTATCTGGATGTCTTTCCAAATGTCAATAAATTGTTTTGCCGAATATTCCGCAAGTTCGCGTGTTTTATAACAAAGGCGAGACCCGCTACCCGCAACCGCAAACGCATAACCGTAATACGAAAAGTCGAAAGCGAAAGAGGAAGGAGACATAATGAAATAGGGATAATACTTGTTCTCATCCGAGTTATCCCAGTCTGCTTTCCAGCCTTCATTCAGAGCTTCCGTAATAACTTCCATTTTATATAACGCAATGAAATGCCTGCGCATGTCTTTGGGTAAATCTGAAAAATCAGGGACACCTTTTCTTCCTGTTTCTTCCATTGCGTCTTCAAACGTTTTGATTCTATCCATTACGTTTTGATTGGCAAATATTTCTTTGCCGTATAGATTTTCAAGCATCTGCTTTCCTTTATTGTCCGCTTCTCTCCAAGCCTTTAAAGCGTTCTTTTTATCTACATTTAAAGTCATAATTGTAAGTTTATAGGGTTATAGAATAAATTGTTTCCACAAATCAATGAATTGCTTCCCGCAATAATTGGAAAGCTTTTCGCTTTTCAAACAAAGGCGAGACCCGCTACCCGCAACCGCATACGCACAAGCGCAATTCGAACCGCTGAAAGCGAAAGAGGAAGGAGACCCATTAGGCTTGAACCACGGATACCAGCGTTTCACGTTAGCATCGCATACATTAAGTTTCTGGCCTCCATTTAGAGCTTCCGTAACGATAGCCAGCTTTTGATAAGCAATATCGTGTTCCGTCAAGCCTAACTCCAATAGCTTTTTCTCATCGAGTGGTTCCCTTCCCAACTCGTGACAAGCATCAAGGTAGGTTTTCACTCTTTCTGTAACGTCTTGTGAAAAGAAATCCTCTCCAAAGGATTCTTCCAATACTGTTTTTAGTTCTTTTGAACCGCTCCGATATAGTTCACGGGCTTTTTGTTCACTTAATTGTAATGTTTTCATATAATTGTTATTAATGGGTTTCAAATAAAAACCGGACTATCTTCACAGACCGCCCGGCTACGACTAAACAAATACTTCATCTGTAGTGAAGATGTTGCGACACCCGGACTCGAACCGGGACGAGTTGTCAAGCTCCGCACATCTAAGGTTTGACATTCCTATCATAGAGTGCTACGTCTACCATTCCGCCATGTCGCAGTGTTTCCCGACCAGCACGTGGACGGGACTGTTTACATTAAAAAGCTATCATGAATTATTCACCCTTACAGGCTTTTGTTCCCCTGAACCAATTCGATTGGCAACATCACGTTATTATCAGGGGATTTTCTTAATTTTGTGTCGCCAAACTAAAAATTAAGAAATATGGATTTATCAGAATTAATCAAATGCTACAATATGGAGCATAAGTCTTTGTTTACCGCTTTTGCGGTATCGTTCCCCGTCTTATTTACTGTCTTGTATCTGTACATACCAGAGTTTGCCAACTTGGAGTTTTATGAGCAGGTTGTTTTCTCGGCCACTGCATCTATCTTTTGCGTGTATATATCGTACCTTTTTACCGTTATTGTATATAGAGCGGGAAGGGAACGGTACAGAAGAGGACATTTACCTTTGCTTATCTGCACCCTTGCCGCTTCCTTTTGGCTAATTGTCTTTCCTAACAATTATGGTCTTGGGTATAGATATGTGATATACGTTTTTTCCGATGTGTACATCTATTTCTATGGAATCCTTGCACTCGGCGCTTCGGTTATCGGTATCTTTAGGCTTTTTCCCCATCGAACCAAAAATCTCAAGGAACGAATAGAAAAGACTGAGACCAAAGAAAACGATGACAAGTAGCGCTCCGGAAGATAATATATTCTCCATTGTCGTTATAATTTAATTCGTTCCCGTGAGCGTTCCGATGGTTGCCTTACTACTCTCAAGCATCTATTGAGAGCCACGGGAATTCTCTATTTTAATTCTTGAATTTGTTTCATTATATTAGATACCTCATCTGCATTTACATAACCAATTACATCATCTGTAATTGAGGTATCATAACAAATAGCACCATCTTTAAGGACAGCAACCTCATAAGTATCTATACCGTTAGAATAGAACATATCTCCTTTTACAACACTTATTCCATAGCCATTATCAAACCGCATTACAGCGTGTTTTGCCTCCATGTATTCCTCACGAAGCGGAGAAGGAAGATGACGTGCCTCCTTGCTAAAAGCATGTGGATTAAATACCAAATCCGTAAATGTTTTTACCTTTCTCATATCATTATTCATTAAGCATTGCTCCCTTCAACGCAACAATACGTGTTTGGCTTTTCAGCGTGCCCGAATTTGACGGGAGGGGAGTATATATAATAAGCGTGTACGGGCGCCTTTCATTACCACCGCATACTTTATACCGATTTAAGACTGTATCGGACGCTTATGTTGTCTTTATGACCTGTATCTTTCAGCGATACGGACACCTACCCCGCATACTTGCACAAGTAAAGATGATTTTCTTGGCTGAAAGAAAGTTCGTTTCAACTTTGTGGCTTTACCACTATCAGACATTTGCAACCATTCGCCCGTCATCGGCTTATCCTCGGTTGCTATCGGTGTCAATTCCGTTCCACTTGCACCCACCACTATCCACCCGTCCGGGCTTCGCTTCTGTGCCTACGCAGAAATATATCTTATATTATATATCTAATCATGTCAAAGAACTATGTATAATGCTCCCTCTGCACGACTCGAACGTGCGACCTTCGCTAACCGGAAATTACCGGATACTAAACCTTCGAACAAGTAACCATAGCGATGCTCTGCCTGGCTGAGCTAAGAGGAAGGAGTGTTGTTCACACAACGCGGTTTTAATAGTCAAGACTGTCGTAATACTGCTTGTTGTTCATATATTCGGATACTACCGCCGACCGCGAGCTGTCGTTTATCCGGCTTCTGATGAAGTCATACTTATCGGAACTCATGCCAGATAATACATCATCGTTGTATTCTACACGGCTGCTGTATATACATCCCGCCATTATTGCTATTATTAGAGCAATCCGAATAGCAAGCCGAGAGGCTCTGTCTAAATCGTAGGTTTTCATATTAAAGATGATTTAATGTTTCTATCTTATTTTATTTATATCGTTTTGGCGGTAGAAAACCTTTCTACCTATTTTGATAGGGACGAGATACCCGTCTTTATTCCAACGATTCAATGTGCATCGGGATACGTTTAGGGTTTCTGCAACTTCCTTAAGAGGTACAAGGTTGTCGTTGTTACTTTTCGATACATCCTCATTTAACTCTTGTATAACCTGCTGGATTGATGCATCTATTGCATTCTTCAAGTCCTGTGCATTAACTAAGAAAAACTGTTGGCTGGAAGAGTTGCTTCTCATTATTTCCCGAATATCCATAGCTTTATCTCCTTATTCTTTTCTGGTTACTTTAAAATATTTGGATTCTTTCCCCGCCTTTACCTTTTCTTTTTCTAATTTAAAAGAGGCTACACCTTCTTTTTTTAGATTTGAGGCAGTAACTTTTATACTGTTATAGTTCATTGGAGGATTTTTAAATATCTCCGTATCTCCAACTCTAATCGAAAGCAGGGTTTCTCTGACTTTCACTAATTTAGGTATGCTTTTTCTTCTTTTTTTTATGATTATATTATCCATAAACATTAACTTTGCATCGGTTAATTAATTAACTGATTGACGATGCAAAGGTATGTATATATTTTATATACACAAAGAGTTTGCATATAAAATATATACACAAAACATTATTTAACTATTGAGGCTTTGAGTCTGTTACTATTGTATATAGATATATAAGTGATAAAAGAGAAGACTGTAGCTCTGAAAGAATTTATTTTAAGAATTATAGTTTAGATTATTTTTTGTAACGAAGCTTTGTAACAACTTAGTTCTTTGATTTATTGTACAATTGGTTGTTATTCAAATTTAAAGGATAGCTGTACTTTCACTTTTTTAAACCTGTCATTTGGAAGGTTGTGTAATCGGACTATATCATTCATGGAGTTTGTACACATGGAGTCAACCATTTCATTGTATTTGTCTCCATTATGTCCTTTTACCCAGCGAAAACATACAGAGCTAAGTGTCTTTACCCGTTCGTTGTATTTGATTATCAAATCTCTGTTTTTCTTCGGCTTCCAAATACCGGAAAAGACGTTGATTGCATATTTGCTGTCTGAATACACGGTTAGGTCAGAACCTTCGGGGACGGAACAAACAGCGCTTATGATAGCAAGCATTTCCATACGGTTATTGGTCGTATAAAGAAAGCCCTTTGAAGCGGTTTTTACAACTTCTCCCCTATGGATTATCAGATAGGCTGAACCTCCCTCTCCGTACACTGATGTGTTTTGACATCCTCCGTCTGTATATGCTATATATTTACTCATTGCCTTGGTATTTTATATATTAAATTATCACGCACGTATGTGTTTATATACGCTGTACAATCCCATTCTCTCTGTAAATAATATATGTTCCCAAAATAGAAATATCATAAATAAGCAGCGTTAATGGGATTATCAAACGGATTTTCATAAACAGGATGCTTGGACACTTTGAGATTTGATGATTCTACACGCTTCTTGTGATTATAAATAACGTGCTTATATTTCTCGGTAGTCCCTCTGTCGCATATAGAGTAAGAACAAGGAATGACAATCCATCCGCTTCCGTCTTTGGGGTTATAGATAAAGTGTTTCCTTCCCGTTCTTTTGCGCCACTCCTCAACGGTGTTGGCATTCACGGTATGGATAACCATTTCCCCGTGCGCCCTTGTCTTGGAGATTACTCCGTTTCGGAACATTTCATTCATCAGTCTGTGTGCGGTACTTTTGCTTGAACCGGATATATTTCCAAGTTTGCGCAAAGTCAAATCCTTGGTAAGGGCACAACGTTTTTGTTTCGGTTTCCCGTTACTCTGCGGAAAGTTGTCTCTATCAATAGAATTGACTGCACAAAGAAGCATAATACAGTTCAGCTCATGCACAAGCATGCGAATTGAATATTCCTTCTTATTCAGTTTATAGCAATAATCAGAGGTGTAAATAAAAGGCGTACGCCCTATTGACCTTTTGATTTCCTTGCTTTTAAAAGTGTTTGCAAGAAAGCTGCCTCCTTTTACGGAAAACAGAAAACTGTCGTTTAACGCTCCGTTAATAAGGCGTTTGGCTTTATCGTGAGAAACATGAAACAGTTTCATCACTTTATAAGGGGTTACATCGGTAAGTACAGAATTTGAATACAGACACTTGATGCCAATAGCAAAGGCAAGCAATTCTTTTTCAGCCTTGCTTGCCTTGTATCTTTTGATTATATCTATTGGTATATTAAGTATGTCCATTGACCGATTGTATTTTATATAAAGAATGAATCCCGTAATAGGTAGCAGCTATCACAGGATTCATCTCATATAATTAGCCCGAAAGGGGTAAGTATATGAGATGTCAATCGAACAACTGCTACTTGTTACGTGTACAAAGATATGTATATATTTTATATACACAAAGAATTGTAATTTAAAAAATATATATATGGATAAAGATAATGATTTGTTACGTTCAGAAAGATTTATGAATGTTGTTAAGGCTTTGAATTTAAGTAATATGGAGCTTGAGGAAAAATTAGGTATTAATAGAGATTTAAAATCGAAAATTTCTACAGGAAAGCAAAACGCGTCTATAGATAAAATAGTCGCACTATGTGAAATATATAAGGTCAATGCAAATTACATTCTTGTAGGCGAAGGCAATATGTTTCTTGAAGATAGAATAGAATTAAATGGATTGTCTACAGTCGACGTAGAAGATTTTCCATCTCCGGAAACTGCTGAATACTGGAAGAGAATGTATGAAACGACAGTAGTTATGTATGAAGCGCAATTTGAGGATTTGCAAAGGCGATTTAATGCTCTAAACAAATCTGTGGAAGAAATACAAGACCTATTCAGTGTGAGAAGAAAGGCTGTTTAATATATATGTTTACAAACATGTTTTGAAATAAAACCTTTTCAATATAAAATTTGTTGATATTTTATTTCGACAAGACACAATTTATTAATTTGAAATATAATGAATGAAAATGTAAATCTAATGATGAAGCACATGCTCCGTCTTGCAGAAGCGTATGAAAAATTACTTAAAGAAGTTGTACAACTGAGACAAGAAGTCGCAATACTGAAAGGCGGAAAGGTAAAGGAAAAGAAAATTTATAATATGAAGATTTTAGGCAGCCAAGTTGGCGGAAGTTAATAATGTGCTTTATTATTTGATTTATATGTTCCGTATAAATTATTAAACAACTACATAAATTGCAAAAACGTCTTTTGTATGTATTGCTAAAAATGTTTTATTAGACATTATTCACAAACAATTAAAAAACATATAATTATGGAAAATATTGCATTTTTTACTTCAATCATCGTTATTGTATTTGGGGTATTACAAATTATTTTATTCTTCAAAGTATGGGGAATGACTAATGATGTAAGAAAAATAAAGAATATACTCGAATTAAATATAAAACAACAACAAGATACCTTGAACTATAACACTAACATTGCTCCCTCTTTTTCCTTAGGAGAGGTGGTTACATATAAAAAGACGCAAGAAAAGTTTATAATTAAGAGGAGAATTACAGAAGATTTATTTGAATGTTCTTCTCTTGATACGAATACCAGCTACACATTAAATAGAAACGAATTACAAAAATAAATAGGATTTTGCAAAAAAAAATAGCCGCCAATACTCATGGCGGCTTAGTTGTGTAATCAGGTGTAAAAAAGTTATAAAAACAAAGCTCCGATTTGGCGGCTTTATTCATTTTCCCATAAACTCTTTTAATCTGTATAGCCTATCAATTGCCGGATTATAAAATGCATCCGGATAGTGTTGCTTGATGTCGTTGATATTTGCCCGAATATACAGAGATGTATCGTATATATGTTCGGATTCCGATAATATTACTTCCTTTGGCAATTGTACGGTTTCTGCCCAATTCATGATTGCTTTAACACTTTCTTCGTCATATGCGTATTTGCCTTCTTGTGCCATATAAGATTATTTTTTGGGGCAAAGATAACCTTTTCTCTTTAATCATTCATCAAACTTCCGGTTCTTAAACATTTCTGCATCGGAAACCTCTTGCAAAACTTCGCCAAAAACAGTATGAAGTTTATCTTTCTGCATAATGATTAAATTACGGTACGGTATTCGGAATACAACATCATCATATGGCAGATGCAGATTTTCCATGAACGTTGCAATCTGTCCAAGCAGGCAGGTATTACCTGCTACTTCTGTTTTGCTGTCAGATTTTGCACGTTCTTCGCTAAAATTGACAGCTTGTAAAAATTTTCAGCAGAAATTAAAGAAAAAGCGATTTCTAATCCTTCCACAATTTCATTAAATGTGCCTTTTAATAATTCATCAAAAAGGCTATCGTTTCCTTTTATAAACCAAGACAAAGCATGTGCCTCATTATCCATATCTTTTAATGAAACAAGTATATCATGCAGCGTATTACATTCGGGGAAATTTGCTAAGTAATACCCTGCGCCTGCTATCCTATGAATAGTAGGCGGTGATATGATATATGATTTGTTATTGACGACAATTGTCTTAAAGTCAGAGCCAATAATAGAGCTATTTACTATTTTTGCAGCATTCATTATTAATATATTAAACAGGGGTGCAATTTACACTACACCCCTTTGGTTTCATATAAATTTATTTAAATGGTAGGTTTGCTCTTGACAGGAGCTTCTGCTGACATCAAGGCGGCAGCTTCCACTTTTTCCCCATCAAACAAATAGTCACTCTTCACATTATCATTAGGATTTTCCATCGCAACAGCAGTAACTCCCAAGCCAATGTTTTTTTCGGCCATTGTTCCTTTGGCGATAACCGCAGCATTTGTAAAGACTACATAATTGCCTGTTTTTGTCTGCCCTACAATTCCCTTATTCATAATTCCCGGAGTATCTGATGCCGACCAGCCCGCATCCGTATCAACCTTTTCGCCACCTTGCAAATCAATCTTATCGTCAAATGTATATTCACCCATTGTGAATGTAATGGTTTTTGCCCCCTTTTGGGTTACATCACGATAATAGATATTACCCGAAAGTTCGTTGATGTAATCAGTGTAGGTTGGGTCATCCTCTGTGTACTGCCAAGTATCTTGGTGTGAGTTTTTAACTTGTGTGGCAGACTCAAGCCACGTCTTTAATGATGCTTTAGTTACGGCTTCAGTAAACACATCACCGTACCATATCTTTTTAATTCCGATAAATGGTTTCATAATCTTCTCAATTTATGTTTAATACTTCAAATAATAATTTTACATTAACAAAATGACAATTTAAATCTGTATCTTCCTCTATCCCATGGCTCTCAACAGAATATTGATACCATGAACCCTTATAATATCCTACGGAATCCAAAGTCTCAACAGCCAACTGTTCAAGTTCGTTAAGCCTTTTGAGATTGGCATTCTGCTTATAATCCGGGACACAGAAATTAACTTCAATAAATCCTCTGTTCCAATAGGTATCAGATGTTTGGCGCTTAGAAAGAACAACAATACGCTCCGTATCTACTTTCTTTTTAGGGAAAGACCAGCTACGATATAAAGGCAGACCAAAAACTTTGCAATCATTATATACTATGATACCGGCATCTGATGATGTAATCATATCCAAACCTCCGAATAATTAAAATAATTACAGCTCTTAGGGTTGCGTGCGATACCTTCCGCTTTCACTGTCTCTCCAAACAAACAGCGAATATTGCTACCTTCTTTTAAGCCACGACCTTCATAGACTATATGATAATGCGACATATACATATCTCCATTGTCTGACTTTAGTTCTTGGGTGTTATCATCGTCGCACCGGCAAACACCTATAGTTTCCCACGTATTATTTTCCGGCTTTACAATAACTTGTCCGTTAGAGTCATACTTAGGTTTTTCTTCTGCCAATACTTGTAATATGTGAGGAGAAAAATACATTACCATATATCAGATACATCTTTAATCACACTCAGACCGACAATTGCAGCAGTTTCCTCATTCAAGTCTATGCCATATTTCTTTAACAGAAGTTTAATATGGGTCTTGATTGAATCAACGCTCCAGGATGCAGAAAATCCACTTTCACCAACTGAGGTAGGATGGAGAATATTTTTCTCAATAAAACCATCAATTAATGTTCCTATTAACTTTTTATCCTCAGAAGAAGCTTCCTTGCCTGCATTAAGCCCAAAATCTAATGCAAAATCAGAAGCCCCTACATCGGACATTTCACCGATGTAGGAAAATCTCTGCTTTATGTAGCCTGCAATTGTCATTATGCTTCTACTGTCAAAGAATAGATACCGTTAATCTCAGTAATGATAGGAAGTGATAATGACTGCGCCTTTGTGAACTCAACTCCATTGGAATTGTCTGTCTCACCCTTACCCCACTGAGAAATCCGAATTCTTCCATAATTGGAATAGGTTACACCAGGTTCTTGTCTCAATTCATTGTCTGCATAGGCATTTTTGATAACCCCTAACTTTCCAGCTGGGACAAATACCAAGTTCTTGTCATTCCAGGGGGAATACTCACTTAATGTTCCGTTGTTTTGAATTCGGGTGATACGTCTGATTGGTTCAAAGATAGGGAAGTCATTCTGACGCATGAACTCGTTCATATTTGACAACAACAGCGGAGTAGAAGATTTATCTGTACCAAAAACAACCTGTTTCATCTTCTTATTTCTAAGAATATATGATAAGCGTTTGGGTGAGAGAAGAATTTTATCAAGTGTCACTTTCTCTTGAGAGGCGTTCAATACCATTTGAATGTCTTCAAAACAGTCCACATTGTTTTGATTATCGTCATTCCAATCCAATGTTGCCGATGCTATATTCTCGGCAGGCATTTTGTGGTCTATAACACCACGGACGCCACCCTCTGGATTGTTTTTCTCATCAAATGTAAAAACTCCTTTGTTAGACAAGGCTCCCAAGAATATAACATCCAGTTTAGACTGCACAGAATTTACAACCTTCCCGACATTATTCCACATCAGATTAATGAGTTGTTGCGTTTTCTGCTCATCTGTCAACATACGAGAATCAAGTATTTGAAGGACTTTTCTGTACTCTTCAATCGGCATAGAATAACTCATCTGATGGGTCAGCACTTTTTGCTTTAATGTTTCCAAACCGTCCGTTCCCATAATAGGCTCTTTTCCCTTAGAATCCAAAGTCGCAGCAGCCACACTCAAATTGTACTGCCCAATCAACTCTTCAAAGTTCAGCCCAATCGTAGGAGTATCCCAATCCAAATATTTCTCATAGATGTTTTGGTCGAACAATCTTTTACGTAACTCCGATGCCGTGTCTATGCGAACTTGCACTTGTTTTGTAAGTTCGCCAAAAATAGAACTATAAAATAATCCTGCCATAATTTACCTCCTTATTGTCTAATATACTTGATAGACGGGTTATTTTTCATGCTATATCCCACCAGCCAATCCTTTGGCATTGGATAAGCCACATCCTTCAAAATTAATACCTCATATCCTGCGGACACTGTTTGAAAGGACATGTTTTTCGTAAATACAAAGTCTGTTTCAACAACCGCATCTGGCAAATCTTCCCCAATACCAAGTACAGCTCCCGCAACAGCCGTTTCTGCAGCCGCAGCCAATGTTAGTACATCATAGTCCGCGTTACTTGAATCAATAGAATTTATTGCCTGTCCGCCTACGGTTTCAGACTTAACAGCAAAACTTCCTTTTTTAATCCGCGGTTTGGTCGTGGTACCGCCATTGATAACTTCCACCGCTTTGCAGATCTTACACTCCATTTTTGCAAAATCAAGTTTTATAGGAGTGCCTTTTTTAACAAAAGTGCCTTCCGGCAAATCTGTTGTAAGTTTGAAGTCTCCTGGAAGAACGCCGCACTCACCTCTCCAAAAAACGGGGAAATTCCCTTTGACCTTTTCTTTTTCAAATGTAATAGCCATAACTTTATTTTTTAATTAGCGTCCGGCAATTTTTCAGCCCATTCTTTAGCCAGTTCTTTGCCCTGGTCTTTAGGTGTAGACAAGGAGAATGCCGAACTTTTATCCTCCAAGCCTTTTGCGACCTCATTCTGTCTCACTTTAGAAAGATAGTCTGTAATCGCCACCTCGTCCATATCATCGGAGATAGCAAATCCTTCTTCTATTCTCTCTTTCGAGATTTTGAGTTCTTTTGCTTTTGAAAGAATCAGATTGTTTCTTGCGGCACGCGCTTGTTCTGCTTTTGCATTTTGATTTTCAGTCATAAGTTTACTGATTTTATCTTCCTGCTCTTGCTTGTACCTTGTAAACCACTCTGGTTCCTCATTGGTTGGTTGCTGTTGGTCGCCCCCATCACCTTTTGCTTTCAGTTCTTCCAATTCCTTCTTGTAGGCTGCACCTTCTGTACGCAGCCTATCAAAATTACTTTGGTAAGATTTCAGCATTGATTCTTGCCCCTTTACTATAGTTGCAAGGTTATCATCGGTTATTAATCCCATAGCGTCAAGCGATGATGCTACTGATTGAAGAATATCATCAGACAAACCCAGCTTTGAAAAATCCTGTTTAAGCTGATTGAATATTTTTTCTTTCATACTTAATTATTTTAAATTCAGGATAAAAGTAGATATTAGTAAAAGATGGGAGAAATTTATAAAGGCTCTAAAACGAACAATTGACAAAAGGTTTGTTATTTGCAGGTTTCTCCTTTAGATACTTCATAGTATTCTACCAACCCTGTAATCTATTGCCTGTCCATATATTGTTAACTTTGTCATAGATGAAAATAGCCAGCCAGCCCCCTGTTATATGAACTTTTGTCGTTCCCGATGTAGGATACCCCAGCGGGCTTATCCGGCCATACACATAGACGTCACCGTTTGAATGGTTTCTTATAAAATAGATTTGCCCGTCCTCTGCGTCGCTCGGAAGATTCATTGTAATGCCTTTGGATATAGCAATTACAATACTATCCATTAACGATAAGGTTTCGCTACTGCCGATTCTTCTTGTTCTTAATCTGAATCCACAAATATCACCCTTAGGTATAAACAAGGCATGATTTCCCGTTTCTACAAAATCATCATAATTCTTTGCCCCATCTACTGATAAATGAAAACACGTATTTATACCTGCCGAATAGGAAGACATGTTGCGACTTACATTTATTCTTATCGGGGATATGATAGCCCCGCCGGATGAAGCTGGAACGGTATCAGCACCGATAAATGTTGACACATATTGATTTGTGAAACGTATCAGTGAAGATGAAAGCAGCATTTCATCATTACCACTTTCAGCCGTCAAACTTGATGAGATTTTAAATTCTCCTACAGCACCTTCTTTTGCGTTTACTTTACCTGATAAATCCACATCAGTACCTATCATTTTTCCGCTATGAAGTACCCTGAAAGGAGCTTCTCCCCTATTTGTTTCATTGGCTCCAGCCCATATACGTACATCAGAACCGGAATTTCCCTCACCGGACATACCGGCATTGATGCCATCACCATTACCGATACCGACCAAACCTGAAATAAGACCATTCAAAAACCTGATACGTCCGGCTATCTCATTCGTTACCAAATCAAAATAAGTCTTACCGTCAGAAGAAACTATCTTATCCGTAGTTATTCGTCCGGGCAATATCTCCGTAAATCCGTACAAAGTGGCAAAGCTTCTCTCCTCGTTATTCTCACTGTTAAGGATACCGACAAGCAGATGATAATATCCGTCTATCTGTTCCAACGCAATAGCAGTTTCACTCAAAAGGAATATCCCTGATTGGTTATCCTTACTACACTTGGCATATAAATAGAATTTCTTTTCCGGATTGACAAGTGAGGGGGAATTGTATTCCGCCATATCCCAATACTTGTAATCACCGGCTGCATGAGCATTGGATAAGGTCTTAATCCCTAATGTCATGTGCTGGATGATACCTGCCGGAACATTCAGAACCTTTGTACTCAGATTATAACTAATATCATGGTTGACTACCACCGGGTCGGTCTTGGAGTTCACGAAACGGAACTGGAGGCTTTCATCACCAACGAGCATCTGCATCGTGGCAACCGTTATCGGATTGATTGCACCGGAGAAGTTAAGCAGGCTGTCGGCAAGCATTTCCATCGTTTCCTTTGCATCACGATAGTAACGCTTGGTGAATTGAAGTGCCTTCTTGTGGTTCTCCTCAACCTGCACCTCGTTCGTTTCTATCTTATTAAGTTCACTGGCAACGGATGTACCTACCGGAGTGTTGGACAGTTCTATTTCGGGGCTGTACGGGTTATTTACAAACCGTTTGATACCTACCATACGGATAAGAGAGCCTTCGGGATGGAACTGATTGTCCGTAAAGTTCACGAAACCGCCTAATACGATTTTACCGCCAATCTGTAACCAGCGTTTCTTTGCCCAAATGCCATCCAATGTACCAGTAAAAGTGAACATCTTGTTTTCATGTTCGTAGAGATACTTGACGGCTTCCCGGAACACATCCCATGATGCGCCCGTTCTTGTAGCATTGTCACTGATATAGGCTTCGGGCAACTGGATACCGAACACTGCGTATTTGTCGCCAACTTCCGGCATCCATACGCCACCGTCCGGCATGGTGATACCGTCTATCTCCTGCGGGATTATCTCGAATTTACGCCCTACATGGGTGTACCTCACTTCAAATTCTTTACCGGAAAGCATGCCGGACTGAAAGATAACAGTCATCTTCTCACCCTCGATAAGACAATCCTTAAAATTGAGGTTATCGGGAATATCATTATCGTAAAAATCATAGAAATGCTTCTTCGTATCTACTGTTCTAACCTCACTAACCTTTCCCACGCGTGACGGGTAAATCTCTGTGCAATCCAGGCTATCCTCTTTGGCAGTGGTTAGCTCATGGTCGGCACGCATAACGGCCGTACCGTATTCGTCAGTCTTATAAGTTCGGGAGATAGCAACGTTGAAACCGTCCTCTCCATCGAAGTGCGTACCGTCATAACGAATGGTCTGTGATTTGGGCATCAGCAATTCTTTCGCACCGTATTTAGAATAATCTATGTTTCTATCAGTCGTTTCTACAAGGATAATTTCAGGCGGAATGTCACCGCTTTCCCGTCCTACACCTGTTTTAAAGCCATGCCCTTTACCATAAGAAAGAGTAAGGGGATTATCCTTGTTGTATTCGACTTTCTTTAGGTGTACAGTCTTTGTATGCGCACCCTCTATAACGGCTTCTGTAATCTGATATTCTGTTTCATAAATTTCTGCCAGTTGGCTTAAACCGTCCAAGCAATAGGTATGGTTGTAGTTAATCAGCTTCTCCGTACCATCTATGCAATCACCGATTACCCAGCCCGAAGAACGCCTGTTCAGATTATCGACAATTAGTTTGAGGTGTTCTTTAGGTTTGGCGGTATAAGGGAACTTGATACGGTTGTCTACCGTATTGCGTATCTTCCAAAGTTCCGTATCGGCTTTCGAGGTTTCAAGGATAAGCGTATAGTCGTAGTTCCTTTCTCCGTTCTTCTTGAAATTGCTGTCTTTCTTCAAGGAATAACGCTTGCCGTAGAACTCACACCATGAACCTACAGGGACATTCAGATAGCCCGGATAAGAGAAATACAGTGTAAGTGCATCTTCGCCCATTACAGCTTCATAGGAATAACTATTATCATCCGTCAGAAGCTCGATTGTTTCATTGCCGTTATGTAAAGTAATCATATTCTAATCTCCTAAATCAATAAAATATTTTTCATCTTCGGTTACTATAAGCTCCCCTGCTTCCGAAGCAAGCAAATATTCGGTATTTCCAAGTCGAAAGCTGGTAAATACAAGAGTTAGAGTAAACGCCCACCATATACCATCAATAGGATTAAAGCTGTCAGTTTTGCAGCTTTTGTAATAACATGGATAGTTTTCATTCCATTCGTCAACATAAAACATGCGCTCCGCGTCTTTATACTCGTATCCTTCGGCATCGGTCTTGGTGGATAGCCTAGTGAGGTCATACAAAAGAGCGTCACGGTTCCTCCAAAACGTATCGAAGTCCGGTGCACGCATTAAACATTTAAGGTTCACATCTTTCGTTTGAAACTTCACATATTCACCATCATAGACAGCACCGTCCCGATAATTGAAGTTTTGCAAGAGATTTTTCTTTACAGCCGGGATTTTGAGTATTTCCGAATCACTGCCTTTGAGAACGAGCACACCATAAGCGGACAAGTCCATATTATCCAGCTCGTAGCCTTTCGGCAGCAGGATGCTATTCATCGGTTCCTGATAGATATAGCCATACGGGCGCGGGAAATCATTGGCAAAAGTGAACTTAGAGCGTTCGGTGTTACTATACATCTCAAAACTGTTCTGCGAGGATAACCTCAATCTAAATGTACGTCCCAACTGCGGAAAGTTGAAATCATGGTAGCCCATATCAGACAACAGGGCTACGAAATCATCATACTTCCACTCCGAGAAGAAGCCGAACTCAAGCGTGACGTCTTTCGTGTCAAGATGCATTTCCGAAAGGTCGAACTCTTTTCCATCCTCTTCCGGCCAATCGTTGCTGTCCGGGGTTTTAGAGGGTGAAAACGCTACCAATTCACCGTAATTACCCTGCATAGTGGCGACACCCAATTCAGTAAAGATGTTCTTATTGTCTATATAAAGTTGTCCTTTCATCGTTTAAGTGTTAACCCTTTAGTGTTTAATGTGTCAATACCGTTTTTCACGGCATACATGTATTCCCTCATTTCTACAAG